TTCTTCGGAAGACCATTCAACTATATTTGGATTTTCATCTAAATACTTCATGGTTTTTAGTTCCCAAGTGCTTCTCCAGATAATGTTGTCAAGATCACCTTTATACTTCTTTGGATTTTTGGGGTTGAATTTACCTTTGTATGTTGTCATATAAATATATTTGCCCTATAGTAAGAGGATTAAATGTCAATAAATATACCATCAACGCAAGATAACTCCCAGATATCAGATAATTATACTCCAGACTTAGCACAGTCTAGATATGATTTTAAGTATTTAGTATTCCCAAATGATCTTGGAATGAGTGATCTTGGACATTATATGATTATCAATATCAATGTTCCAACCGCATTGGGCAGTCGTTCTGCTGCAGGAAGATATACAAACCAATTTACCTTATTAGGAAAGAACGAAAGATCGAAAGTCGATATTCTCAGATATGGTCCTGGTGGTCCGGGAAATGAATTTGCTGTTATAGGGTCTGATGGAAGTAGGCCGTTTGTTTCTATACCAAGAGCAACAAGAAGAATTGCTGAATCAATTGCATTACATATGCCATCACCATTAATCTATAATACACAGAATGTATATGAAGAAATATCATTAACTGCACTTGGCGGGAAACTTGGTGTTGCGACAGCAGGTTTTATGACAGCCGCAGCAAAAACATTTGCTGGAACTATAGGTCGTGGTCTTGCATCAGGTGCATCGAAACTAGCAGGAGCAGCAGGACAGGTAGCAGGACTAGCTGCACAATTAGCACAAACTCCTATAAATCCTATGGTAGAAATTTTATTCTCTAATACTACAGTTAGAGCATTTACATTTGAAGTTCTTATGGCACCAAGAAATGAAAAGGAATCTATTAATCTGAAAGCAATAGTCAAAACATTAAGATTTCATGCAGCACCTGAATATGGAATGGGTGTTGGGGGATATGCTGCCGGATTAACTTGGATTCCACCGGCAGAATTTGATATCACTTTCTTTAATAAGGGCGTTGAGAATATGAACATCTTAAGAGTTAATACCTGTGTGCTTGAAAGAATTGAAGTAGACTATGCACCAACTGGCACATATTCAACATTTAGAAATGGTCATCCAGTTGCTGTAAGATTGAGTATGGGATTCCGTGAACTTGAGCCAATTCATAAACAAAGAGTTCTACAAGGGTTCTAATATGAGCAATTTTTTTGATACTTTTCCTAGAATAGCATATGATATTGATGGAAAAAGATTAACAAACTATAGAGTAGTAACTAATATATTCTTCAGGGTTAGAGTCCTAAGAGAAGTATTGAATAATATTTCTGCATACTATGAACACCTTATCATGGATGGAGATACACCAGAAATTCTTGCAGAGAAAGTATATGGTAATTCTGAAGCACATTGGATTATATTGATAGCTAATGATATTGTCGATCCTCAATATGACTGGCCTTTAGGATATAACGCTTTTCAAAAATATATAATCAACAAATATGGATCGGTTGAAAATGCTAAAACTACATACCATCATTATGAAAAGGTTATAAAACGAGAAGAATCGAAAAGTGGTGTCATATCGGAATTTAGATATGTTGTAAATTCATCTAATGTTGCATCAGAAATGTCTATATCAGTTCCATACGATCATTATGGAAATTTAGCAGATGTTCAAGATGTTGATGCAACAAATAATATTGAAATTGGAACAGGGACTGTTATTGAGGTCACATATCGAGATAGAATAACAAATTATGATTATGAAGTAGAGATAAACGAATCAAAGAGAAATATTAAAATCATCAAGCCTGAATATTATCAACAAATTGTGAGAGAACTAGACAATTTGACACAAAATACCAGAAATATTCCTTATATTAGAGGATTTAGATAATGGCCGATAAAGACCTAAATTATAATGATAAATCTTTGGTTTCAATTGATATAGGATTTGTCGGATCGGAAGATTTAACTACGGTTATGCAACAATTGACACCAATGGAAATAATCTTAGGGGAAAGTTTATTGACGCCAGGATTACAAACAGCAGTAAGATTTCATAGTGCATTACATCATTTAAATCCCGATACTGAACAGCCTAAAAATTTAGATGCTCTTAAAGGATCGACAATTTTAATTCAACTAGAAAAGCTGTCTCTATCTGAATTTGGCATATCTCCTAGAATGATAATAAGTCAACCAGTATATAGGATGGATAGAAGACATCTCTACAATAACAATACAGAAGACTTTACAATTCATGCTTGCCATCAAACACTATTAGATGATGCAGCAACACTTGTAAGTAAATCTTGGAAATCTACACCATCCAGTGTAGTCAGTGAAGTGTTAAGTTCATGCGCTGGTGCTAAAAATCTTGATATTCAAAGTTCTATGCCACCAAGAGATTATATTGCAGAAAATATTCATCCATTTCAGGTTGTCACTCAACAAGCAAATGCTGCATTAGATGGAAATGATCCTTCATTCGTCCATTATATGACATATAAGATTGATGATGGTGATGGGACTCATCATTTCAGGTCTTTGAAAAATTTAACATCACAATCAAATATATTTGGGAACAGAGCATTCAATTTTCAAGAAACTGGATCATCAGCAGGATATGCAAATCCTTTTGGAATTACGACACATTCATTTCCATGTGACTTTGATCTTCTTACAGATTTGTTGAATGGGGTGAATCAAAATATATCTGTTATAGCGGTAAATCCATTAAAAGGTATGATAAGCCTATTAGGCAATCAAACTATAGGATGTGGGGCAGGTGCTGGTGTTCTAAAATCTGTATTGTCTAATGTAGGTTCAGCATCACAACAAAATGCGCGTGAAGATCAGTCTGCTAAATATGCACAACTAAGACAAGCAAGAATGTCTCTTATTGATCAAAATAGAATAGCATTGAGAATGACAGTTCCTTGGAATCCAGATTTACACGCAGGAAAAATGATTAGATTAGAACTATGGAATAAGATGGCTATAAATGATAGTAATTTTGTTCCAAATTATGGAACAGGAGATTATTTAATTGTTAGCATGACACATAATATTAAATATGGTGGATATGGCACAACTACAGTTGATTGTGTAAGCAGAAGTATTGGAGAGGGAGTAGTTTAATGTCATTAGGTGGTCCAAAAGATTTCACACAAATTTTCAGCATTGGTCGTGTTGTTGGTAATGGAACAGAAGACAGCCCTACAGGAATACAAGATTCAACTATGTCTGGAAATATGCAGATAGCATTTCCAGAGCATGGGCAAGGGGTTGATCCACAACATATTGCATTAAGCACATCTGTTGGAACAAAACACGGCCAGAATATGAGACCGTTTGATAACGGACAATTGGTGCTTGCATTGAAAACTACAGGTAGAAATGATTGTATCATATTAGGTCCAATGACGGATATTCTTCATGATAAAGAAGGTATGCCAGGAAATATGTCTGGATGGTCGTGGTTCTCCCCAGGAGAGGCTGCAATAAATTGGCCTTCACAGAATATAAATGAAGTTGATGGATATGAAGATGCTAGAGGATTAAAAACTCAGAAGAATAAACAAGGTAAAGTATATAAACATTCAAATAGAAGATATAAAATTACAAACGGCGAATATGCAGAAACTGTTGGAAGAAAATTACCATCTATAGGCCAAATTCCAACTGCACTAGCACAATTTGCTGGAATATTAAATCCATCGTCATTTGGTTCATTGCCCGGATTAAATTTGAATCTAGGTAAATCTCTTAAGAATTTAAGTAATGAAAATAAGAAAAAGATTCAAGATTCTATTCCTCCTGAAATTTGGGAAATATTATTAGCACTCATTGATGATCTGAAAGAAGAACAAGACACAATATCATACATATCAGATAGACGAGTGAATGAAGAAGTTTTCATTGAAAATGCTGTCGCATTATTATCTCAGGTAACATCGGTTGCAGATATTATGACAGTCTTCAATAGATTAATTTCCGATGAAAGTTTATATGGACTAGATAAACTAGATAATATCGTGATAGAAATAGAAACTGCATTTGGAAATATTCAACAGATAGTTTCAGCAACAGGAAATGTCACTCAGAATGTAAGCAATACAGTTGCTAATACCAGAAATACTATGCTAAATTCTATGATGTCTGCCGCATCATTCCCTGCTGGTCTTGGAGACAATATCTTTGGTAAAGATGCATCACAGATATTTAATATGATTAATAGAGTTGCACCACAAGCCCAAGCAGCATTGAGAAGTGCTGCATCAAGAGCGGGTAATAGTTCCAATAGACAAAAAAATAACATAGGAACTAATAAATCTTCTGGTCAAGATGATGGTAAACCAAATAGCGGAGATATATCAAACTGGGGATGATATCTATAATAGGAGGCAATTACTAAAATGACAGTTCCAACAAACACAAATAAACCAAATAAAACCGAACAGTATAAAAGTCTTGGTGATCCAAGACAAAATCCTAATGCCAACAAGTACGGTTTTCAGGATGTGATGATTACTAGGTCTGGACATTCATTAGTCAAAAATGATGTTAAAGATCATGAATATATCGCATTTCAACATAGAAGTGGTACTGGATGGATTTATAATCCAGATGGTTCTGCTAAAATGACAGTATTCAATGGATTCTATAATGATATTAGAGGCGAATATAGAATTAATACATCTGGAACTTTTGATGTTCGGTCTGAAGTAGATGCTACACTAAGAGCAGAAGGCAATTTTGATGTTACCGCCACACAGATGAATACTTCAACACATGATTCATATAACATGGTTGTGGGTGCTAATATGAATAGTATGGTCGGAGGAAAAACTAACATGATTTCCGGCGAAGGGTTTCAAGTATTTGGTGCCGGTGGTTCTCCAGTAGAAATAACTTCATCAGAGGGTGCAGTTACATTACAAGGTGCTAATGCCACTATTCACGCAAAAAGTCCTGCTGGTGGACTGGCGTCAATTGCTGGTGCACAAGTAAGTGTTCGTTCAGATAAACAAGATGTTGCAATTGGATCAGCAGCAACAGTATCAATCTCCACTGAAGGTGGAGATGTCTTTATTGATGCTGGTGAGGGAAATGTATATATCAATTGTGGCCCTGGTATCAAACCACAGCAACAAGTAGCAGCAAAAATTAGACCTCCTGAAAAAATAGCAGAAAAACCAAATCCATTATATCCAACTACCATCCTACAGGCTTAGACACTAGGGGAATTCTATAAATAATATATGGCACAAAACATAGTAAGAAAACCAGACTATTCAGACTTGGACTTAGACTTTATCGCACATCCTACAACGGGTGATGTGGTAAAGAAAACTGGCGTTGATGCAATCAAACGATCTGTTAGAAATCTTATACTAACCAATTTCTATGATCGTCCATTCAGGTCTTATATAGGCTCTAACGCCCAGAAGATTCTTTTTGATAATATAAATATATTTACTGCGACATTCCTAAGAGATGCTATTGCCGAAGTCATAAGAAACTTTGAACCTAGAGTTAGACTTCCAGATACAGAAATGAATGATAATGGCATTGAAGTCTCGGTCGATCCTGACCAAAATGGATATAATGTAAGAATAACTTTCATTATTGTAAATCGTGGAGAACCTGCAACAATAAATCTATTCCTAGAAAGATTGAGATAAATGGCCACAGAAAAAGCAGCACTAAAAGTTACGGAATTAGATTTCGATGGTATCAAAAATAATCTAAAACAATATCTGAGATCACAATCGGAATTCCAGGACTATGATTTTGAAGGTTCTGGTATGTCTGTGTTGCTGGACATTCTAGCATACAACACCCATTATATG